AACCCCCGCCAATGGCGGGGGTTTTAGTTTGCACAGGGAGGAGAACACACATGCATCAACGCCGGGGAGAGACGGACGCTGACGACTTATCTTTGCGCATCTGCTCGACCTTGGCAAGTGTCCCGTAGACATATGCATCACGGCGCTCGCCCTTGAGGCCCATCTCTCTAGCCCGAGACATCAGGCTCTTCTTGAGTTTCTCTGGCATTTCAATCCTCGTTCCGTTTGCTGATAGCTGCTGCCTTGCGCTTCGCATCCGCCTTCGACGACGCACCCCACGCCATCAGCGATTTCAGCAGCCGCGTCGGTCGGCCCTTCTCATCGCGCTCTGGACCGGGCATCCCACCCATGCGGGCGAGAAAGGATGCGCGGCGCGGGTTGTCGCCGGACTTGACAGGGGCTTTGAGATCGGAGCCGGGGTTCTCGCGCTCGTAACTGCGACGGCCAGCTTCATTCAGCCCACCGCTCTCGGCCTTGCCTTCTTTGCGCTGCCACGCCGGTGTCTTAGCCATCTTTCTTCTTCTCCGAGAATCCGCCGACCTTGCGCCTCATCATGGAATATGTCTTCGGGTCGATGGTGCTTTCCTTCTTCGAGCGCGAGGTTCCCTCGGCCCGACGCTTGTTGATGTTAGCATACAGTCCAGGTTTCACATCAAGCTCCATGTCTTTGTGTTGGCACCATTTATCTGCTACCTATAGCACATGACGACCACCGAGGATACCGGGAGAGCGGGGGAGTATCTCGTGGCTTACCGCCTCGAGGTGGCTGGCGTCCGCACGGTCCATGTCAATCTGGCGGGCCATGATCTTTGGTGCCACACACCATCCGGCAGGCTCATATCCGTCCAAGTAAAAGCCAGTGCAACGCCATCGGTGCAGGATGACCGCACCTACTACATCTTCTACAATCGGAACTCGTTCTGGCAGGCAAACGTCTTCGCTTTCGCCGACATCGACACCGGCCTCGTCATCTTCGAGCCAACTATGTCTAAGCGGAGAAAGATCCAAGTTGATGCCTTTACCCCAGAGCTGATGCGATCTTCGATAGCACGCTTTTTTTACTGACCATCGACAGGGCCACCTCAAGCGTCTCGTCGTTGCGACGCAGCCAGCCCCGACCAAATGTCCCGAATGTAGGCAGGTTGCGGTAGAAATTCTCACGCATCAGGGCCAGCTTCTTGATGACCGTCGCCGGATCTGCCTTCTTCACAGCCGCGACCGTGGCCGCACCGATGCCGCCATCAGGCTCGACACCGACGATCTTCTGCAACGCTTTCGCGGCCCGCCCGGTGCCGCTGTTCACAGCCCAGTCGAACACAGCCCAGTCCACACCGCTCGGCAGCTCGTCGCCCTTGACCTTGTCCCAGTACAACTTCTTGTACAACGGCGATACATCCGCGACGGTCAGCTTCTTCATGGCGTCCTTGGCGGCGGGCTTGCCGATCCACTGCTCCCACACCTTGCGGGTGACACCGAGGTTCGTCTCGCCGCCGGGGTCTTTCGGGTGGTGCACATAGCCGCCCTCATGTTTGAGCAGCATCTCAAGGCAGTCCGCAAAGTTGTCCTTCATCTCTTTCTCCTGAACAAGTTCACAAAGCCGCGCGCTATCTCCTGCGGAGATGGTAGCACCCAGCCAACGACAAGCGCGATCCATACCCATATGGGTATGTCCTGCACGTTGTTGATCGTCACCGACTCGACCTGCGCGGCCTCGACCTGCTTCGTCTCGGTGATGATGTCACGGCCAGCCTCGGTGCGCTCCTGATTGGCGACCAGTTGCTGCGTGTTCTCTTTGCCCGCCTGCACATTCGCTGCCACATTGGGGCCACCGCCGCCCAACATGCCAAGTGGCAGAGCGCCGCAGCCAGCGGTCAGCAGGAATATAGCCAGCAGGCTATACCTCATCCGCCCGTTCCCGTGTCCTGACATAGGCCGACGCCCCCATGAAAGCCGCCACTACGCCCATCTGCGCGGTGTAGAACATCGTCATCAGCCCGTTCAGCGCCTCGATGCGCTCGGTCGATAGGATCGGCAGGACGAGGGCCAGCGTCAGCACGACCATCGAACCCATAGCCACCCATGCCATATGCCGCTGCTGGTCTTGCTGCTTGTCCCAGTTCTCGATCCGCAGGAGCCGCTCGTGCTTCCCGATCTCGCCGTTCGTCACCACCCCGTCGCCGTCGAGGTCGGCCACATCAAGGATGCTGTCTTCCTGTAGCTTCTTCATGTCAACAGCCCGTCCTTGACCAGTATGCCCTGAAAGCTGGCGCTCACCGCGTTGGTCTGTTGCTTCGAGCAGATGGCCCGCGTCTCTAGGTCACTCTTCTCTGGCAATGCGATTGCATTGTCGAAGACGAAATCGATGAACTTGTTGTTGAGCGTGACCTTGGCGGCGGTCTGGAACAGGAGGCCGTTTAGCCGGTACATCAGCCGCGACGTGATGTAGGCCGACGAGTCGGACCCGTGAGAGACGTTGCCCCGCGTGACGTAGAGCGTGTGACCGGCAGGCACCGTGTATAGTCCCATCTCCGTGCGGTTGTTGCCGTTGATGATGCGGGCATAGACGTTGGCCGGGATGCCGCCCGTGACCGTACCCGTGCCGATATAGATGCTATCAGCCACCGTGCCCGTCAAAGCGTAGGCCGCGTTGATGCGGAGATACTGCTTCGTCGTGCTGACCGCGTTCTGGCCGTCCATCGTCACCAGCTCCGTCTGCTCGACATAGTCCGCACCGAGGCCGACAACAGAAACTACGGCGTTTGTGTTTGCGGAACTGCTTGACACGGTCATCGTGACCGCCGAGGCCGGGTAGGAGTAGACGCCGCCGTGATCCCATACAGTCTCCTCGACGTTCTGCACATCCGGGTTGAACCCAAACACGAACACAGGTCGAGCGTTGGCGATCAGGCCAGCACCCATGCGGATGCTAAACGGCACGAAAGACGACCGCTGCCATGTGTGAAGAGCTTCGATGTCGCTCACGGGTTGTTCTCCAAATAGAGCCAGATCACCATCGCCGCGAAAGCTGTCACGCTCAGAACCATCAGGCTGATGATGACCCACGACACGATGGCATCCTTGATTTCTACGCGCCGATGATCGTGCTCTGCCCGCTGCATCCTGACCCTCGCCTCGATGCGCAGCAGTTCATCCCACGCCGACTGCCCGTAGCTGTATTGGATGTACGTCCGCAGTTCGTTGCGCTGGGCTTCGGCCTGACGCTTGGCCGCGAAGATGGCGATGGCGTCCTGCTGCACCGAGCTGCTGAACGCCTTGTACCACGGCGGGTCTTCATTCCGGCGCTCAAGGAAATCGAGATCCGATAGGGCACCCGCCCACTCGGCAAGCTGCCCGCCCATGTCCTGTATCTCACGCCCGATCTCGATGCCGCGCTTGATGGCGTTGTAAGCCGTCGAGGCCGCAGCAATGACTGTGAATGGGTCCATGCCTCAGCCCTCCGTCCAAGGCACGATACCACATTACCAGCGAGACGGATACATGCCGGTGACGCAGATCAGGTGGCGCATCCCGTTACCATCCGACTGCCGTGTGTCGGGGAGCTGGAAACTGTGGACGCCATCGCCGCCGTAGAGCGTGCCGAGGATCGAGAACAACGCAGGGTTCTGCGAAATGTCCATCGTCTGCCCGTCGCATTTCATCCAGTATTGCGGTGCATACTGCCCGGCGAACTGGATCACCTGTCCGATATAGCCTTCCATGCCTCACTCCATCTTGCTCAATATGCCGAGCAGCAACACGATAATTGTGCCAGCCGTCCCGATCAGGATCGACTCGATGCGCTTGATGCGGACGAACACCTCTTTGAACTGCACCGTGACCTCCGCTCTGAGAGCCGCCGAATCCTTCTCCAACTGATCTACCTTTGGCTCGATGCGGTCGAGGCGCTGGTGTGCTGCTGCTACTGTGTTCATTCGTCTCACTCCGGCTTGGCGGGCCATTGCACATTGTGGGGAAATCCCGCTTGGGCGGTGATGTCGCGCAGGCTCTGGCGGTAGATCTCCCATGCAGCCGGG